CCACGATAGGCTACACTCTTTCCCTACACGACGCTCTTCCGATCTAAGAGGGCTTACGGAAGCCCAATTGATATCTACAAACTCGTTGATTCTCGTACCGATCTTCGGACGGGCGTTCGGACAGTTGAAGTGGCGGGATATCACATTCGTCGGGCGATCATTCTTCCGGTCACGACGAATCGCAAAGGACTGATGCGAAAGATGAGTGCTGGCACGGAAGCCGTGAGGGATTTTCAAGCGAGTGGCTCTTACGACGTTGGAAAAGGGAGTTTCATAGTCGATCGTGCTGATATTCCGGCTTCCTTGCGTCTGACGCAAGAGGACTGGATCGTTTATCAGTCACGAAAGTATCCGGTTGATACCGTGGAAGAGTTTGAGATGGGTGGTTGGATCATCACCGTGGGCGAGTTACTTGGCGAGGTATCGACAGCGCCTATATCGTCCCAAATCTTTTCAATTAGTTTCAACGACACTTTGACTCTTACGGATGGGGTGTCGGATGAATCCTAATTGGCCTCGTTGGATGATGGCTTCAGTCGGAAGTTATCTCAAAGGTATCGCTGACAACTTGGATTTACCGTGCCTTGTCGAATCTATCGACGAACGCACTGAGAAGTTCATGCACTCGACGGTACGAGTTGAAGTACGGATAACCGGACCTTTCAGTAAGCATCCGACAAAGGGTTACTATCATCTCTTTCTTGATGTCAATGTACTTCTTTCTAGTCGTAGTGAGGGAAATCAAAACGCTTACGACCTGTTGAAGTATGCCGGAACCTTTCTGGCCGCTTTGGATGAGCCAATTGGCATTTGGAACTTTGGAAATGAAGAGGGTGATTACAAGGAGGGTGATACATCCACACAGGTGTTCTTAGGTTGCCTCGAACCGCGACCCGGACAAAGTGCTCGTCTGTTGAACTTCGGACAAGTCACTATTTCGGACACGATTCAGCAGATCGAGGTTGAGAATAAGTTCGAGCTTCTGATTTTGAGTGAGTAGGCCGGCGTGCGGCCGGATTCCTGATAGCGAGTACACATTTTCTGGAGAATAACAATGCGCAGAATTGAACTGAAATACTGCACGCCGGTTTTCAAAGATGGTTTGGCCGGTACTGCGGTTGCGAACGAACAAGCGGCGGCTGACGCCCTTGACCTGGACATCACGACGGTAGTCCTGAACACGACTGCCACGGACAAAGTGCCCGTGGGCGCACGGTTCACGGTCGCCGGCGAAACGCTTCCGACGGTCCATGTTGTGACCGCTCGCACGCAAGACGAGCAATTGGAAGTGGTTGCCGCAAATGCGAAGCAATCGGTTGGTCTGGATGCTGTGCATCCGCCGACCGGTGGAACTTTCACCTTGGCGCACGGCGGGACTACGACTGCCCCGGTCGCCTATGATGCCGACGCTGCGACGGTCAAGGCCGCTCTCGTGGCGATGGACGACGGCTATGCCGCAGCCGATTGGGACGTTACCGGCGTGGCTGGTGCGTGGGTCGTGGAGTTCAAGGTTGCTCAAGGCAATCGACCGCAAGTGCTGCTTGTTGGTAACGGCGCGAGTCTTACCGGCGCTGGCGATGTGGTCAAGACGGTCTATGTCGCAACTACGCAACTTGGCGTGGTCCACGTTGCAGCAATTGCGACCGACTCAACTGTCAACATCGTTTTCGCTCCGGCTCTCGGCGCGGGTTCGTATGCGGGCAGTGCGGTGTTGACTTTCCAGGCGCAAGAGCTTGAAGTCTCCATCGGCGACGGCGATCTCAAGTACAGCGAGAATTCGCAGTACAAGTACGACCTGAATCGCGGCCGTTTGGACACGGTGCGTGAGGGCGACGAAGTTCCGATGGACGTGAACATGAACTTCACTTGGTCGTACACCAAGTCCGGTACGGGCGAGCCGATTGCGCCGATCGAGGCCATCAAAGGCATCGGAGCGGCTGTGGAATGGGTCTCGACGGGCGATGCGTGCGAGCCTTATGCCGTGGACTTGGAAGTCCGCAATGTTCCGAAGTGCGCGGCCTCGTACAAGGAAACGTACTTGTTCCCGGCATTCCGTGCTGAGAAGCGGGACCACGACTTCAAGAACGCGAATGTGGCGGTGAACGGCAAGTGCAATGCCACCGAGCCGGTCATCACGCGAGGTTAATCATCAACGGCGACCCAACCGGGTTGGCACCCGGTTGGGCGCTTTCACTTTGACAAGGGAGATTGAGATGAAGATTGCTGGAACAGACCCGAAAACCCTACCGGTTGAAGAGGTCTTGGTGTTGCCGCGCGGCGAGAAGCAAGTTGTCTTTCGTGCGAGCGGCTTGAAGGACATGGAGCCTTTCAAGAAACTCTGCCCCGAGCCGATTCCGCCAACCATTCTGAAGGCAGACGGCCCGGTGGCCGACACGGATGACGAAGCCTACAAAGCTGCTTGGGCCGGCTATCAGAAACGACGTACTTCGTACATCGTCATCAACTCACTGATCCCCTCCGCTATTGAGTGGGATACCGTGCAGTTGGACAATCCCAGTACGTGGAACAACTGGGACACTGATCTCAAAGAAGCCGGTTTCTTCGACATCGAATGCTCGCGTATTCTGCAATTGGTCATGGATGCCAACTGCCTGAATGAAGCCAAGCTTCAACGAGCTAGGGATGTTTTTCTACATGGGCCAGTGACGGCGTAAGGGAGGTCATCTGGCCAGAGAGTCGAACAGGCGAGTACCTGATTTGGAAAACTTGTCTGCGTTTGGGCGTTCGACCGCCCGGTGTGCCGGAACGGTGGGAGGAAGCCGGAGTCGAGATGCAAGCGTTAATGCTGGCTTTTGAACAGACCGTTAGCCACGACGAAGAAGAACGTGAGCTTGCACTGGCCGGGGCAAGGAAGCCCTTCGGGGGTTGAGAGTATGAAGTTCACAGCCAGTCTTGCCGTCCCTCATTTTGACTTGGCAAGTTACAAAGCGAAATCGCATGAGTTCCTTGCTTGGGTACTGGCACAAGCAGCGCGGGAGTGGCTTCATAACACAGCGGACACATTGCCAGTATACGGTGGTGCGTCAAAGGCAACTTTCGGACCCTTAGCCAGTCGCGTTGAGTACGCACTATCCATTCCGGTAGTTGGTCCAAACACCATTTCCATCGGAACCGAAAATGGCACGATGGACTTCAAGACAGAGAATGGTAAGTACCAGTTTACATACTACACAACTCTGCCGCATCTCATTATCAACGAAAACTTCAACGCTAACACGTTCCTCGATCCGAGTGGCAAACCGTATTTTCATTTGAAGAATCCAGGCCCCTATCATTTCGAGACTAGGGGCGCTCAGGCGTTTACGAACTACATCTCGATCTTGGTGATGCCAAGTTTGAAGCCATACATGACAGTCAAGCGGATAACGGTGTAGCAATGTCTGACGAAATCATTTCTACCCTCGGGTTCGATGTTGCCGGCGCACTTGATGCGCTCACACGTCTCGATACGATGCTGGAGACCAGTTCAAGGTCTTTTCAGACGTTCGCGGCAGCTATTGGCAGTTGGAACAGTCAAACGTCTGCTACTCTGGCAGCATTTACGGCAATTGCCACCAGTGCGAACAATACTGCCACCGCACTGAATAATCTTGCCGCCGCCCAAGCAAAGGTCAAAACGAGTCAAGTTGCGTCGAGTGGTAGCAGTGGGGGCGGGGGTAACGCGGGCGGCAAAGGCCCTGGAGCGGGACTTGGATCGGAACATCAGACAAATTGGTTGATGACTCCCGAGACTCTCGCTCGGGTTATGCAGACTCAGTTATTGATTCGCGGGATCAATACGGTGCGCGATGCTTTCGAGGAGGCTTATACCTCGGCACTGAAGTTCTCGAAATCGGTCAGCGAGATTCGAGCAGTCGATGCCGGTCGCAACTTTGCTCAAATCTCAGACGATTTGAGAAAACTGTCAGACCAGTTCAATCAACCTATTGGTGAGGTGGCCGAGGCTCAGTATCAGGCGATCTCGAATCAGTTCTCCACCACAGCCCAACAGGCTGACATTCTGACTGCCGCGAATGCCCTGTCGAAGACAACCGCCCAGAGTTTGGGGGACGCTGTTCAAGTTCTGGCTGGCGTATTGAATGCTTACGGTGAATCTTCTGACCACGCTGGTCAACGAGCGGCTCAGTTGTTCACAACGGTTCAGTTGGGTCACATGCGGCTGAAAGACTTGGAAACGGCTATGGGCCGGGTCCAGTCTATCGCCTCGACGGCCGGAATCAGCATTGAGGAGCTTGAAGCTTCTCTAGTCACTCTGTCATTGGGCGGTCTGAAAGCGTCGGAAGAGATCGGAAGAGCACACGTCTGAACTCC